TCCATTTCAGAAGGATTGAGGATAGTTTTCCCTTGGGCTTCGGCAGATGCCTGACTAATGGCAATAAGTGCGAGACTGTGTCGCTTTGCAATCTCTCTAGCCTGTGTGTAGATTTCACGTAATTTCTCGTCTGTTCGTTGGAACTGTCCGCTAACCTGAACTTTATCCAACTGATCAATGACAAGAATGTCTGGCTTATTTCTTTCGCAATACGCATCAACTTCATCGATAGATACTCCCTGTGCGTCAAACATATTTACGTTATCTTTTATCTTTAGCCACTCATCACGTGTGAACTGGGGGTCGTCCTCAATCTCTTGCTTACTCATTCCTGTCCACGCAGAGATAGCTCGGAGCATCGATCTCTTTGCTGGCTCTTCGTTAACCATCGTGTGGACTGAGGCACCCTGCTCGGCAAACCCTCCGGGGCCGTAGCATAGAGAGATATGACTAGCAGTCTTTCCTGTCTCTGGTCTCGCAAACAAAATGCACAGTTCACCTGCTCCGACTCCGGGGACTTTGTTTCTCAAAGATTTTAGGTTGAAATGCCAACGATTATCATCTGAAGTATCTTGTAACAACACATCTATGTCCGTAGTGCAATGAGTAATTTGTTCCTGATACGCAACGGCATCTCCCACTTGTTCAATCAGTTTCTTTAATGGAAGCAGATCTTTGATCTCTCCATCTTCCATCAGTACACCCATGCGGGCAATTTGTTTACCTACCTTTTGTTTGTAGGTTTCTGCTAGCACTTCTTCCGCCACTTCAGGAGTGAGAGATTTTGTATTGGAAGATATCTCCCGTAAAAGAATCTTTACATTTTCTCTTTTGGGTGTGGCTAAGGTGGGGTTCTTTGCGTCGTACAAAGCTTCAATATCTTGGAGAGTTAAGTCTCCTTCAAAGCGTTCGTGCGCGTCGATAATTGTATGGAATAAAGGTTTCAAATCAGAACCATCAAACAAGGAAGGAAATATCCTATGTTTATTGTTTCTGTAAAAATCTTTATTGAGAAGTAACTGTAAGAGTTCTTTCTTCTGATTCATAACTATTTAACTATCCCGGTTGTATTGCTCACATAAGTCTACACAAACACACTTTTATGCGCATTAAATGTTAACTTATTTCATTTTTCCGCACATAAGGTTTGTGACATGTTAAGTTTGCATAGCATTCCTATGCATTTCACTTGTTTATGCCACATGACTCCAGATCTTCCTGTTAACAATCTTACTGACATTGGTTTTTGTGACCTCAAACTTATCTGCAATCGCCTGCAACTTCAGGCCCTCTTTGTGCAACTCTCGGATAAGGACTACATCTTCTGGGTCCAGCTTTCTATGATTGTGATTCTGCCAATAATTACTCATGTGTTGCTATCATCCTCAAAGTCGTACGGGATCACATAACCTGCCGCACGTAGGAAGTTCTTGAACTCACATACTGCCTCATCCCATGAGAGATCATCACCTAATGTCATGGTCACAAGTTCTACAGCAGGGGGATCAAACAACTCACCAACGCCACTATCTGATGTCCAAGGTCTGTACTCAAACTTAATCATGTATCACTCCTACTTTTAAAAACAAACCAAGTAAAGAAAACACAGGCTATCAACACTGTATGCCCAATAATGTTGTACCCGATAAACAATAGCTCTGCTGTATAGATGCCAAATGCAATGCACCACATTGCGGCTAGGGTGTTACTCAACAGAAACTTATATTCTATTGGTGCGTCTTTAAGTGCATTTTTAGTGCTATCCAACAAGCCGTAAGCAAAGCTACCTAAGTTAATCCAACCTCTCATCTTTCACTCCTGCGGATCACTGCCCGGATAATAGTACGGGTCTTCCTGTTGTTCCCTCATGAAATCTGCGGCAGTGGTGAACTTTAAATCGTTCATCCCTCCATCTCCAGATTCCACACGACGATGTTCTTCCTTCTTGGAAACTTTGTTGTCCTTCTTTGGAACATCTTCAAAATCTTCTTCATAAATTCCGCCACACATTACTTACTCCTAATTAATAATATCCCATTGCTCTACCGAATCCGAAGAGACTGATACAAGAAAAGTATATGGTCAATAACATGACCCAAGCTAAACCTCTGCGCCAGTTTGCGTACGACTGCACCACTGCCCCCACAAAGGCAATAGGGTACACGTGTCTCATGTCAGGATCACTGGCGTTGATCGCTAGGTACATGCTCGCAGTCACTGCAAGAACTAGCCCTACCAACTCGCACCAGAAAGATACTCTGTCAGTTTTGTAAGTGTTTCTCCAAAACTCTGCAATGCTAGGCATTCATAGGTCTCCATTTATTTTAGGCATAAAAAAGCCCCTCACAAGGAGGGGCAAGGGGATTGGGAGATAGATAGGATGCCCTGAACCATTACGGGAGAGAAATATTTCAGGTCATCCTCCAGTAAGACTACACGGCAATTAACGTAGTCGTCAAGCACTGATTTTATTTTTAATGACTTAATGCTTGCATCATTATCTAAAGCAATAATAATTTCTTTGTAGCCTATCAAATCTTTGATGCGAGATTCGTGCAGAGATGTGCCAAGCAACGCAATACCCGTGTACCCAGCATTGAAGCAAGCTTCTGCAGATACGCAATCTTCAACAAGAACTGCGACATCTCGATTGTTATCCGTGAAGTACATCAGATCTTTTTGTTTATCGTATCTTTTCCATTTTACACGTTCGTTCAAAACAGGGATCATCGCTC